ATTTACCATACCAACAATATTTACTGCCGTCAATCGGTTTTCCGGCCCAATGAGAGCCATGAGCAGAAGTATGTCCAGTTTTGCGACACAGGCAGAGATAGGTGTGGCAAGGGCAGAGATGGCATTCAGGAGACTTGGCAGGGTCTTTAGTCCGATCATGACAGGGCTTAGATACTTTGGAATTTTTGCCGGAGGCATTGCGGCAGTCATGTTAGGCAGGAGTATATTTAACACGATAGCTGATTTTCAACAGGCACAGGCAGACTTGAATGCCGTGATGACGGATTCATCACCAGGGTTGATGAAGAACCTATCCGATGATGCTAAACGGCTTGGGTTGACAACAGCCAGATCGGCCACAGAAGTTTCCGGGCTTCAAACTGAACTAGCAAAATTGGGGTATGCTGGTAATGAAATTTTATCTATGACCGAAGCGATGGTTAGGGGGTCGGTGGCAATGGATGCTTCTCTTGACAGGACCGCAACGCTTGGTGGTGCAATGGTGAGAACATTTGACTCTCTCAAGTCGAGCGATATGTCAAAGATAATGGATCAGATGACGCTTTCCACTTTGGACACAGCTTTGAGTTTTGAAAAATTGGAGACAATGCTTCCAATTGTATCAGGAGCCGCAAATGCCGTTGGGGTAACATTTCCAAATCTACTGGCTTTACTTGGTAAGTTGTCTGATGCCGGTATTGATGCCTCATCTTCAGCGACAGCTTTAAGAAATATTTTTATAGACAGCAGAAGGCGTGGACACACTTATGCTGAAGTATTGGGAAATATTGCCAAGAAAGCAGACAAACTTACTCCTGCATTCAACAAGTTTGGAAAACGTGGTGCTGTATCGGCAGTTGTATTGGCCGCAAAACTTAAAGAGGTTGCGGCAGCGCAGAAGCGATACGATGAAGAAAGTTCCGGCATTGCTCAAACAGTAATGGATAAGAGGTTGAATACCCTTAGAGGGTCAATCACATTATTGGGTGCTGCATGGAAAGGGTTTATTCTCACCCTTGAAGATGGGACAGGGAAACACGCAATCGCACTTAAAGCAATTATTGATGCGGCACGTGGGATGATTCTATTGACAGCCGGAACCAGTGAAGCAATGGATGCCTTCAAAGAACTAAATCCAAAGATTCAGGAGTCAGCGAAAAGCGCATTAAGGTGGTTGGAAATTCTTGGAAGTCTTGTAAAGTGGATTCTCATTACAAGGGCTGCGTTATGGGTACTCAGGGGGATGTTAGTTGCCTACAACATTATTCTTGGGGTGTCTGTTTCTCTTGGGTGGGCCAGCATATTTGCCCTAAGAGGGAATGCACTAGCCATGACAATATATTCAGCAGCAACAGCAACAGCAACTGGAATACAAAAGGCTTTCATGTTATTGATGAATGTAAATCCTGTTTTAAGGATGGGGCTTGCAATTCTCGCACTGGTGGCAGCTTACGAAGCATTAATAAAGACAACCCCCAATGGTCCTATGACTAAAGAGGAAATTTGGGAAATGAATTCAAGAAGGAGAAGGAACCTTGCTAATGGTATGGGTTTTAAAAATGAATTTATTGCACCAAATCTTTTACAACAACTTGTTCAACATGAAAGAGATAGTCTTAATGCCCCCGGAAGATTTCCTGGATGGGAGTCAAAAATGGATTCAATGGGGCTAGGTGGAAATAAGTACATTAAGAGAAACGATCAAGAAATTGACGTGAGGAAATTTAATGAGTTGCTAGAACATCAGATGAAGTTTTGGGATAAAGCAATTATTGATGGAAACGTGAAAGTTAATATTAATTATTTGCGTGGAGTAACAGAATCAGTTGGTGTTCCTGTTAGAGTTGGAGGAACAATGGGATATGGAAAGTAGAAGATAATTATGGACGTAGAAGTAATTGAATCTGGCAATGGTGGTGACCTTGTAAAAAAGGCAAAGGACTTGTCAGTGATTTTTGGTTTTGAAAACATGATTTACCTTGCCATGTTCGGTGGTAACGTAGAAGCATCCACACCGAGCAAGAGGCTTGAGAGTGAGCAGGGATTTGATTTTTGGGGGAACAATTTATTGTGGCCCAATGACAGCAGTGTTCAATTCAATTCAATTACAGAGAGGCGGTTAAAAGAAGTTGCATTAAGTAGTTCAGGCCGTGTTCAGATCGAGCAGGGAATAAAACAGGACTTGCAGTTTATGAGTTCATTTGCGGAGGTCACGGTGAGCGCAACAATTATTTCAACAGACAGACTTAGAGTAAGCATCATAGTCAAGAGAATTGATAACTTACAGGAAAGGGAGTTCATTTATATTTGGGATTCTACAATTTCAGAATTGGAGGCAGCAGCATGATAACCATACCAAAACTCAAAGAACTTTATGATTCTGTAATTGCAGAGATTGAGGCAACCTATGCAGACAACATCCCTACGTTTGGGAAGAACTTTTTACGGGCACTTTCATCAGTACTAGCAGCGAAGTTTAAACTGTATTATCTGGCGATAGCTAATTTACAGAAGAACATATTTGTTGACACGGCTGATCCAGAGTCCGGTGGTGGGACGCTTGAAAGATTTGGGAGGATCAAACTTGGCAGGAATCCATTTGCAGCAGTGGCCGCACAATACAAAATTCAGGTTACCGGAATCATCGGGGCCACAGTTCCCGCACAACAGACCTTCAAGAGCGATGATAACTCAACAAGCCCAGGACGGTTATTCATTTTTGATGTTGCCTACGTTTTAATTGCCACAACAGATACCATAACAGTTCGGGCACTTGCAGCAGGACTTGATTCAAGACTTGCCATAGGCAATAAATTGACAGCCACTTCTCCAATTGCAAATGTGAATTCATCTGCCACAGTCACCGTAGAGGTTATAGTACCACAGGCATCCGAGGACATTGAGGAATATCGCAGGAAGGCACTTGAATCGTATCGTTTAGAAACTCAAGGAGGGGCAGGAACAGACTATCGTATTTGGTCATTCAATGCGTCAGGAGTTAAGCAAACCTACCCATACGCCAAAACAGGCTTCTCCAACGAGATCAACTTGTATGTAGAGGCAAATCTGGTTGACTCAGTAGATAACAAAGGGACACCATCTGCTGCCACTCTGTTAAGGGTTTCAGAAGTGGTGGAGTTTGACCCCGACCAAAGCAAACTTCAGTCTGAGCGAGGCAGAAGGCCGCTAGGAGTCCTTCAGGTAAACTACCTGGCTATTACCACCAGAAGCATTAACATTCAGATTCCCGGTTATAAGAATTTGACGGTAGCAATTCAGACTACAATCACGAATGCCCTAAAAAAGTTGGTTGATTCATTCCGTCCTTTTGTTCCATCCTGTGACATCATTGCAGACAGGAATGATGTTATTGATGTGAACAGAATAACAAGCGCAATTTTGGTAGCAACCCCCGGAGCATCATTTGGAACGGTTGTATTAATAGTAGATATGGTTTCTATGACCACATACACATTTATAAATGGAGACATACCTGATTTCAATACGCTGACATTCACATGACGCTTCTTGAAAAATTAAATCAACTTACACGGAGATTCTATCCTACTGGCAGGGCATTCAAAATGCCAACGGGTGGTGATTTGGATAAACTTCATACGGCAATTACTGTGAGGGAACATAAAGCCCTGATAGATGCAATTTCAATTCTTGATAGTGCGTTGCCTGACAATGTAAATTTTACAGCCGATGATGCGACAGCATGGGAAATAAGGCTTGGTCTTGTTACTAACATTGCAACACCACTTACTGATAGGAAGTTATCAATAATTCGGAAGATGAATCATCCGGGTACGATAAAAGCCAGACAACATTATCTTTATGTGCAGGGACAGTTGCAAGCGGCTGGTTTTAATGTCTTTGTGTATGAAAACAGATTTCCTACTTATCCAAGTGGGTTCACTACAAAAACGCCAGCAGTTTTTTCATTGACTACATATCCTTCAGTTAGCGTTCAGCATAATGAAGGCGTGAGTTATGGAGACGGGAATCATGGAGTATTGTGGGGCAACAAGGCAGCGAATCAACTCACCGAATCGTTGGATAATTATTTCAATATTGGATTGAATTACAAGAGTACGTTCTTCATTGGTGGTCCGTACCCTGGTGAATTTGCAAACGTGTTGTTAAGTCGAAAGACAGAATTCAGGCAATTGATATTCAAGTTGAAACCAAATCAGACAATAGGATTCTTATTAATCAATTATATTTGAGGCTATGAGACAACTGAAGTATAAGAATTCAGTCACACCAGATTCCATTTATCCTTATGGTAGGGCGAAGGACAATCCCGGTAACGGTAACGGGACCAAGATCGGTGAATTTGCTCATGGAGACTGGCATCAATTTTTTGAGAGGTTGGTAAATTCTGTGAATGTTACTCCGAATGATTTAGTTGAGAATACAACAAATGGATTTCAGTTCATGGATGCGTTGATGCTGTTGATGCGGAGGGTGATAATTTTCACGGCACGTGTGGCAGCACAAGCAAACACATGGAGATCGGTGGCTTTCGGCAACGGCTTATTTGTAGCTGTTTCTTCTGACGGAACCAATCGGGTGATGACTTCACCTGACGGCATCACGTGGACCGTTCGTGTGGCAGCACAAGCAAATGCATGGAACGGAGTAACCTTTGGCAACGGATTATTTGTTGCCGTTGCTTTTGACGGCACAAACAGGGTGATGACTTCACCTGACGGCATCACGTGGACCGCACGTGTTGCAT